CGTTGTGATCGCCTGTGCGTCTCACAACGCGTCGCAGGGCGACCAAATGGATTCATCACGAACACATCCCCACAGTCCTGACACACCCCCGACGCGGGCCGACCACGACGATGCAAACGAGGCGGTGGACTATCCGGATCCGCCCACCACCTGCGCAGCACCGCAGCAGGCGGGATCCGCCCCTCACGGATGCGATCCAGCACCCAACACGTCAACGCGAGCTGTCGCGTCACGCCAACCCCGCCTTCGCCTGTGCTTTGGGGAGCAGCGTTAGCCACTTCACGATCGTGGCGTTATCCACCCCGCGCTCTTTCAGCGTCTCAAGGTGGTGGATCACGAGCGCGGCGTCTTCGGTGCGACCAATACCAGTGGCGTGCGCGAGCATTTCCGCAGCGACCGCAGCCTGAGCAGGCGTGAGCGTCACCGCTTGCGCCCTCACGCTGGCACCACCCGCAACTCGATCACATGGCGACGCGTGAACCGCAGCGTCGTAGGACCAGCATCATCGACCACACGGATCGCGATCACGTTCGACACGCCCGCATCCCACCGCGCTACGACGGCCACCGCATGCGCGAAGGGCATCGGGTCGCTCGTCAGAATGCGAGGCCACCGCAGATACCGCAGCGTTCGCCGCACCCGTACCTGAACACGCAACTGCGGATCATTGGGCTGCTCAAGGGTCCATTCCACCGGGAAGGTGTCCGGGACGATCACCGTCTCACTCACCGCCACTACCCCCATTCGCCTTCCGCATTAGCTCGTGCAGATCCTTCAGTTCCTCACGCGACAGACGCGACAAGTCCGGCCCCTGCACAAGCGACTCCCCATCCGCACCCGTATGCTCCAATCGCTGCCGCGCGCCATACTCACCCGGATACTTCCGCTCAAGCAGCCACGCAGCCGCACGCCAATCCCGCTCGGCCTCATCGATGATTTCCATCGCATCACCACTACCAAGCGCCCGCTTCCGAATACGCTCACCAGCAGCCCACTCCACCGACTCGATCAGCCGACGCTCCACATCGGCACGCGCGCGCGCGGTTTCCGCCGCGAACTCGGTGAATCGCGTGTCCCCGTCGCGTCCGCGTTTGTTGTATTCGTAGTACGTTGCGGGGCTGATTCCGGCGCGTGCGCAGGCCCCTTCGATGCTGAGGCCCTCGCGGAGTGCGTCGCATACCGCTTCGGTGATCTCGGGGGTGAGCTTGGGAGGGCGGCCGGCGCGGCTCATCGTTCCTCCCACCAGTCGTGCGTGTCGGTGGTGGAGGACACGATGAACGCGCACAGGGTGATGATGATCGCCAGTAGCGTCAGGCAGGCACAGACGGCAACGATCATGCTGCACCGCCCTGTACGGGCTTGAGCACGGGGCGACCGCCCTGCGTGACGAGGCGTGCGCGGTGGCCTTGCATGATGCCGTGCAGGCGTTGCCCCTTCGGGCACATGCTCGCGGTGGCGGGCTTTCCCGTGGTGCGGCGTATGTCGAGTGGTCCGCGCCGGATCACGATTCGGCAGGTGCGGCACTCGTCGAGGTGATTGCTCCACCTAGCGCCAGCGGCGAGTAGTTGCTCCGTCATGACCAACCCTTGTGGTAGTGGATGACGGCTACGCCCGTGAAACCGAGGCGTCGGCGTAGGCCGGGAGCGGCGTCGAGGTGGCGACCATCGGTGCGGTATGCGCCTCGGTCCTGGATGGTGGTGTGGATCGTGCGGCCCTTGTAGCGGATGGTGATGCGTTGGCCGCAGTGTGCGAGGTCGGGGGTGAGGGCGGCTGCGTAGTTCGCGTTCGGGGTGACGATTCGGCCGCAGGCGGTGCGGTGGTACATGAGCCCGTCGCCTTCGCCGTAATGGGAGATCCCCGCCCGGATCCATCGGTGGGAGGTGATGGTCCGGGCGGGGGTTGGGTGGGAAGCAGTGGGGTTGAACGCGTCGCTGGATGCTGGCAGCGCGGGGGGCGTGTACGCCAGTGCGAGCGTGAGGGTCAGCGTCGCGATCGTGCCGGTTAGCAGCAGTGTGATGATGCTGCGAGCGCGAAGTGTGGGCGATGCGTGGTCGCGAGGGGGGGTGTTCGGTACCTCGGAATCCTGCGTATTGCAGGTAGTACCCCGTACGGGATTCGAACCCGTGCTACCGGCGTGAAAGGCGTGTGTCATATCCATGTGCAGCGTATATTCGCCGTCGGACGCACCAGTCCTGCCGCAAATAGCGAACATTGCGCCTGGTGGGTGTGGGCGAAGTGTGGGCGCTACCCGAGCGCGTCGAGAACACGCGTCACGATCTGATCGGCCTCGTCGCGATCGATCGTGGAATTCGCGAGCGCATCACGCAACGCTCGCACAGCGGTGATGTGAACGCTACCGGGTGAGGTGTCTGTACTCCGGGAA